AGTAACTGTACCACTAGCAACTTTATACTTAGTATTTAACTGCGATATAGTATTATTAGCTTGTGTTAATTGATTCATCAAATCTTGTAAACTAGCGTCTCCACTATCAAAACCTCCCTTAATTTTCTCTGATAACTCAACGAGTGTATTATTTAAACTTGCATCTATATTCTTTAATGCTAAAGTATTTATAATGCTTGTTTTACCATTTCTAACGCCTTGCCCAATCTCTGTTAACTTAGTTGATATATCTTGTAATGTTGCATCAGGTTGCAATGGCATTATATTCTTACTTATACTTATAACTTTTTCTTCTACAACATTTTCTGCATCAGTTACAACTATTTTTAATGTGTGTATTGCATTGTCTATAAGTTCATAGTTTATAGTCTTTTCTGAATACAAGTCTGTAGTAAAAGTCTCTTTTAATGTTTCATCTAAATAACACTCTATTTTTGTCAATTCACTGTATATTTTTGTTACAGTAAACTTAGCTTGGCTATCAGTTACTAATGATGTTGATATATCAATTCCCTTTTCTATTTTTTTAAAAGTAAAAATTCTATCAAAATTATCATATCCATCATTTAATTGTATTTTTAGTTTGTGATTTCCATCTACGGATAAAGAGTTTAGTTGACTATCTGTTACTGTTGCTGTTAAAGTTGAATTTTGTACAACAGGAGTAATGTTTTGTATTAATTTATCATCAAGATAAGCACGTACTATTAAATTAACATTTGGAGTATCATCACTTACAGTAAAATCTACACTAAATCCTTTTCTTTTATTCCCAAGTGAAGTATCTGAACCAGATATTACAGGTCTACCTTTTATAGTTATTATTCTATTAGAAGTATACGGAAATTTTTGTTGTGTATCCACATGCATTGATTCACAATTATAAGTAAATGTATATTGACCATATTCCCCCAAGACCCAAACATTTCCTGAACCCCAATTTAATGTTGAACCATTGTAAGTGCAACTTAAGCAAGTTTCTTTAAACTCACCATTTAGTCCATGGTCACCACCAGTCCACTCAAAATTTTGCCTTCCACCTGCAAATGGATTAAATGCAAGATTTTTAGTATATTTTCTTTTGTCAGGTAAATTAAAATAACTCATTGATAACGCCATTTTTTCACGCTCCTTTCTATATAGGTAGTATGTCGTTATTTACAGTCGATATAATATTACTATTAATTCCTGTCAGTTGCTCTGCTACCTTACCAATTTCTTCATGTATCTTTTTTGATGAATAAGTAGTCATTTCAGACACTCTATTATCATCTACAGTCGCATTAATAAAATGAGTCTCTGCATTCCCATTAATCACATAAACATTTAACTCAACTTTTACTCCACTTCTAACCTCAATAGAATTATCGTCTATAATTGTGAAATCGGGTACTACATTATCTTTTGTAGTAGCATCTATAATACTTACAGTTATTCTCTGTGTTAATAAACCATGTGTTACAGTTGCTTTGAATCCACCTTCTTGATTATCTATCCAATCATCAATTGTTATTGTTTGAGTAGATGCAACATTTGAACCACCTGCTATTAGCTGGTCAATTTTAATATTTTGTTTCTCATTTTCTGTGTCAATTCTAGTGTTTAACTCTGTCTTAGCAGTTTCTATGTTGCTTGTTAACTCTGTTTTAGTTGTATCAATTTTAGTGTTTACATTGCTTATTTTAGCATCTAAATCCTGTATATCTTTGAGCGTAGCAAAAATTATTGTAGGGTCAATTTTAAGTTCTATATTATTTATATTAGATACAATAAGCACAGTTTTAACCTTCATATCAACAACTGCTCCTTGTTCTATAGAAGGTTTATAACATTCTTTATATTTAGAGATTGCAATTAGATTATTTTCATCATCTAAATATCCTATTTCTCTTATCATAAATCCACCTACACTTGATGGTATTAAACTCTCTAATATTATGCAGTTTGGCGCAGTTTCATCTGTGGTTGTATTTCCGATGTTGCCTTCCCATACCACATTTTTAAGTTCTGTCTGACTTTCAGTAGGAGTATACTCACTTCCTCCACCATCACCAAGTTGAATTTTTACAAACCCTACTTTATTACCTGTGACACTTGCATTTGCTATCTTTGCTTTTCCTACATCTGTAATTATAGTGTAATAACTTTTATCTATAGCCAATATATCACCTCCTAAAATATTGTTATCTCTTGGTATCCAACTCCATTGCCAGTTAATACATCAATTTCTCCATAAGTTTCTATATCTGGTGGACTCCAAGGGTATATAGTTATTTCTTGACCCATTAGGGTTGTTATACCAAAATTCATATAATTGTCTTTGCTTATAAGCACTCTAGTGTAATCTAAAGTCATATTACATGGCTTAATATTACTTACAAAAGAATGAACTTCCTCAAACCAATCTTGATTTCTAGCATCACTCTCAAGGTGTATGTTATAAGTAGCATTATTAATAGTTAATTCATAATTGCCTTCTCCAACTACATTATCTAGCCAGTTCCTTAAAAATCTCTCTGAGTAAGGTAATTTACTTATATATTTACTAAAAATCCTAAACCTTCTATCTTCTAAACTCTCATTACTTTTAGGAGTTATAGACATTATCTTTTCCCATCTTTTTATACCACTTATAGTTAGGTCCTCTAAAAACTGGTCATTTGATAGGTCCTTTAATTTATCATGTAGTGTTTTTATTTCTTTATTTTCTACATTAAATACTTTTATATATTCTTCTTTATCTTGTAGAATTTGTGGCAAGTAATTTATTAGATTAATCTCTTTATCCAACTACCTCACCTCTCACTACTATGCTGTTACTATCTATTGTTAGATTAGATTTAACATCATTTATCATTGTATTTGCAATGTCTAATACTCCATCAATACTAAGTAATCTAGTTTCAATTTGAGATATACGGACTATTAAGTTTTCTTCATCTTCCCAACTCATGTTAAGTTCATTTAAATAGTCGTCTATTGCTTCTTCTGCAATTGATTTTATATTCTCCCAAGTGTAGCCATTTTTGTATGTTATTTCTGCTGATATGTTTATAGTTGTACTTGTAACTCCTTCAACTGTGACTCGGTGTCCAATCGGTGCTAATCCTAAGCCTTCTCCTTGGTGTCCAATTGGGTCAATTTCTTCTTGAACTAAGTTTACTAATTCTTCACTTGGCACTTTAAAATTAGAGTTAATTATTACTAACTTAACAGTCCCACCTCCATCCCAAGTTGGATAAACTTTAACTCCTCCAACATCTTGTATTTTGTTAACTTCATCCCTATAGTTTTGTATATTCCCGCCAAAACTCTGTGAATTTAGGCTATCATAATATCTTTGTCTTAAACTATCTTCTGACTCTTCATCCTCTCCATTTATCAAGATTTCAGTTAGTTCAGCAGTTTCAAGACCATCTATATATTCAATAGGTATTAGTTTTCCTAACTCAAATACAGGTCCAGTAGTTTCACATTTCATTTTATATGTTTTTTCAGATATTCTCTCAATTGCTACATAGTTATATTCTCCTAGATTAAACCTAGAATCAAGTGGAATATCTATGTTAAAAACTCCTTTAGCAATCGTATGAGTGGCTTCAAGTGGTGTTATTCCCCTTTCTTTACATCTCTTCTCTAAATAATAATAACTAGCAGTATCTACGAATGTTTGGTCTAGTAATTCATCCATAGCAATGTATGTTTCTGTAAGTTCTATAGCAACAGGAGCAAGAGCATTATATATTATAGAACCTTCCCTTTTATCAAAAGTATCTGGTACACTATCTAACATTCTTTTAATTATATTTTCAAATGTCATTAACTCAAACAATTATACACTCACCACCTTCTCTGCTTTTATATTTCCATATTTTGTATGAACTGAAAATCTACATTGTACTTTACCCTTTATATTTTGAAACTCAAAATTATCTATATTTTCAATCCTATCATCTTGAATTAGTGCTTCTGTTATCCTTCTTTCAAGTTCGGGTATTACATATGAAATAGGTTCTCCAATTAAATCATTTAATTCAACACCATAATTTCTAGAATAAATAAGATGCTCATACCTTTCAGTATTTAAAATTAAAAAAATGGTTTGTTTTAATGCTTCTACATCATCACAAATACCATCAATCTTAGACTTTTCTATATGAAGTTTAAATGTCTTACTTGGCTCTTGTCTTACATCAAAATTAATTATTGATACATCTTCAATATCATAATCTAAATTATCACTTGGTAACACTTTATCACATCCTATCTAAAATCAAGTATTGTTGCCCTCCTTGCATACGAATTAAGACTAATTTATCTCCCATTTTTTTATCTGTATATCTTTTAAATGTATCTGTTTGTATTAGAAAAATTTCACCAATAGATAGTTTTTGTTCTATCTTAACTCTTAGAGGACTAATACTTTCTATTGTTCCAAATACAACCCTCATTGGGTTGCTTGTTTCTACTGCATCCATTGCAGCTTTTTTTATTATCTGTAATAAATCTTGGCTCATATTGCCACCTCACTTATATAAATCTTCTCACATGTGTGTATGCTTTTCCTTTTCTATAAGAATTAACAGACTCTATTTTTACCACATCTCCTGTTTGTGGTGAATGAATTATTTGATTGTTTCCAATGTACATTACAACATGATTACTACTTCCTCCACCAATTCTACATAATAAGTCTCCTGCTTTCCACTTGCTTCTATCTTTTAAATCTACTGCTTTTCCTGCTTTACTTTGTGCAGAAGCAGTACGAGGAATTTTTATACCTATTTGTTTATAACACCATTGAGTAAACCCACTGCAATCAAAATTATTAGGACCTTCTGCTCCATACACATAATTACAACCCAGTTTACTTTTTGCTATACTAATTAATTTATCTTCTTTAGAATTGTTATTTGTATTACTTTGGTTATTACCTTCAACTTGATATGTTTGTTCTTCATCTCCACCTATAATTATATAGCCATTCTTTCTACCAAATTTTTTACATTCACTAGCATTAGCTAATAGTATATCTATATGATATGTTCCGTTTGTTTCAACATATATTCTTCCTCCATTATCTTTAACTGTATATACTTTGTTGTCATAGGCAGTACCAGGAAGTATAATTTTTACTTTATCTCCATATTCAAAAACTGGATGTTTATTTAGAAAATCATCAGTATACCAAGTTTTCTTAACTCCTTCTCGATTCATTGGACCAGCAACAGTTCTTGATTTTACATCAAGTGGCTTTCCATTGCAATCTGTTTTTCCACCTTCCATTGCATTGTTTCCTGGATAATATGCAGTAAATATAGCAGGAACTTTTTTACCTGTATTTTTTTTCATAATACTTTGTGCAGGACCATTTTTCTTTTCATCTTTATTATTAGTATTTCCACTACTATATGAGCTTGAAGAATATGAAGCAAATTCGTCTCCATCAACCAAGGTCAAATCCATGAAATGTGAATTATTTTCAAATGTATGTTTTACTTTCTCAACTAACATATAATTTTGCAATTCAATATCTCCTAGATTTAAAAAAACAGGTACTAAACAACCTGCTCTCACTCTAATATCTCCAAGTGCATTTTTTAAACTTAATGACTTAGTTTTCTTATTATATAGTTTTAGAAGTATATCACACTTTTGTTTTATCTCTGCTTCACTCATGTTTTTGTCTACTGTATCAAACATTTGAAGTATTCCCCAACTTCTCATGTGAGCTGAGTCTTGAGCAATATATACATCCCTTTTTCCTGACTCCTCGTTGTCTCTTACAAGTTTAATCTTTGTGTAAGTATCACTATCTATTGATGAATTATAGTCAAAATCCTCAATTACATCATTGTTCATGACAGTATCTAGTTTCATTGATGCAACATTCTTTAATGTTATTCTTCCAAAATCATCATACAAGGTATACATTTCTTTTTTCTCTCTTAAAGTATCATCTAGTGCTGTTAGTATCATGTCAAAGAGTGTTTTATTTTCTTCGACTCTAGATATTTTATACTTAGTATCTTCTATGACATTGTATTTTAAATTAAAATCTTTAGCCAAGATTTTTACAAGTTCACTTGCAGTTTTATTACTATATACATAAGTATCTTTATTCTTAAAATATCTCAACTGGTCGTAAGCAACAATTTTAATGTGATTTTCTTTATCTCTTTTCTTTTGAAATATATATCCATAAAATATGCCTATTCCTTTATAATACAGCCTTACAGAATTTCCTTCGCAAAACTCTAGTATATCATCCATGACTATTGTAAACTCTAACTTAGAAGGTGTACCTCGTCTTTCTATCTCCCATGTGATACCATCAATGACAGCAGGTTCGTAGAAATCTTCCCAATGAGCTATTACTAATCTTACATCTCTATCATTTGCTAACACTAATTCATCAACCAAGTTTTAACACCTGCCCTTTATAAATAGTGTATTTACTTAAGTTTTTGCCCTTATTTGCCTTATCCATCATAGATTTATTTAGTTCGTATACTTTCTTATATAATGAACCATTACCAAGTTGTTTCTGACAAATTGACCAAAGGCTATCCCCTGCTTTTACTGTATATGTTTTAGTGTTTGTGGCATTGACTGAATCAACTCGTTTTGGCTCTATCTTTACATTAGGTCTACCAGTCTCATTTTTAGGAGGGGCAAGAACTAACTTTTTAGTTGAGTAATCTCTATATTGCTTTAATTTTATTGCAACTTTTGTATCTGAGCCATTATCTGCATCTTCTGAAATAGCATACTCTTCAAGAGATACTTTTATATTAGTGTTAAATAAGACCTTGTTACCTAACTCACGAGATACAATAAATTGAAATGGCTTACAATCAGTTTTTAGTAATTCTAGCTTACTTAAAAAGAATTGAACATCTCTAAATTGACCTCTACAAAAAGGTAGTTTATTATGTGTAAATTCTGCTTCAAAACTTATTTCAGATAATCCTTCTTTTTTTAATATGTTTACTTCTCCAGTATTTATCAAATCAACTGTCTTGTTCTTGTTTGTCACTTTGACTTCAAGCTTGGGTGGTGCGATTGGTAGTTGTACTCCATCTAGGTAAAAATCATAAGCCATTTTCTCACTCTCCTTCCTAAACTATTCCTTCCGCTGATACAACCATAGCATCGTTCAGTTTTTCAGTTAAGACATTAACTATTCCATCAACATCTGTATCTTTACTTATGTTGTTTGTATTGTTCATATCTATTTTAATGTTTACTCCTGTGAATCGATTGATTGTTTCTTGCTCTGCTATATCTCTTAAGTATTTTAAGTCCTCTTGACTTTTATCCATAGTCTTTGCCATCTTTGCAGTATTGCCTGCCGTGTCCTTTACATTTTTTCCTAAATCTCCACCAAATCCACCAAGGTTGTTTAAAGGATTTTGTTTATTCCACAAATCGTCTAATCCTAATTTTTTCTTTGCATCTTCTAGCATCTTATTAATGTCAAAAGTATCTTTAAATTTATCAGTTATAGCATTTTGCCATTTAGTTCCAAGTGCATTTCCTTTTTGAAATGCTGCTCCAATATCTTTGTATCCCATTCGCTCCAATTTTACTTTCTCTGGTGCGTCTCCTACCCATCTGTTTAAGCTATCAATCTGTTGTTTGATGTAACTATTATCTGCCTTAACTGGCGTAAACGTTGCCTCTCCTACTTTACCAATATTTATCCCTGGTATTTTATTTATTAGGTCAATTAATTTGTTTACACCTCGTATTGCGATATTTGCCCCATCTATGAAAGCTTTCCCAAGTGCATTTCCAGCATTATTTACAGAATTATTTAGAGATGCCATTTTCTCGATTATAAAGATTACACCTTTTGCAATAGCTTGTTTCATTAGATATACACATTGATTCCAACCATTTGTAATGCCTTCATTTACAGCTATACAGCCATTTAATAACCAAATCATAACATTTTGTATTGCTGCCACTGCTGCAAATACAGCACCCACAATTACTCCTAAGGCAGTTAAACTTGTACCTGCGAATTTGTTTACTGCTGCTACTGCAACAAAAACTACTACTACAAATGCTAGAATACCTAATACTACCCATGTGATTGGACAAGCTAATAAAGCTGCATTTAAACCCCAAGTGGCTATTGTTGCTGATAAAGTAGCTCCATTCGAACGCATCAGTGCTGCTGCTTGTATATTAGTCATAAGTGCTGATAGTGAAGAGGAAGCAGCGTGAGCAACATTCGCAATTACGTTACCTATTGTAGCTATTTTAGTCGCTAGCAAAACCCCTCTAAACAATATAAAAACAGAAGCTACACCAAATACAATAGGTTTTATTATACTCCAATTTTGTGCAAATATATTAACTATATTTAATGCAGTATTTACAATAGAACCTAAGCTTTTAGTTATTACTACCGCACAAAATGTAAATCCTTGCACTAAGTTTGAAAAGAATTCACTATTTAAAATATTTTTTATAATATTTAATGTATCGTAAATGTTTGAAGATATTGCAATCATAACATTTCTTATAGATACAACAATTTCACTAAATCTAACGCTTTGCAATGCTCCACTTATCTTTCCGAGGGTTTGCCCAAAAATCATGTAGGCGTCATTTTTCATCATAGTAAGTGCTTGACTAAAAGTGACTGGCATACTTGCGAATTTCTTTTCTATCTCATCAGAAGCTTTAAATAGTGCATTTCTTATAACATCTGCTGTTATTGCTCCACTACTTGACAATTCCTTTAATTGGTCTTTAGTTTTTCCCATTGCATCAGCTATTTTAGTGGCTAATAAAGGTGCATTTTCCATTATAGAGCGAAATTCATCACCTTGAAGTTTCCCTGCACCCATAGCTTGAGTAAGCTGATACATAGCCGCACTAGCTTCATTTGCTGATGTTCCTCCAATTACAAAAGCTTTATTCATAAGTTCTGTAAACTTTATCACCTCTGCCGAACTTCCAAAAGCATCTCCTGCTAATATTCCAAGTTTAGCGACTTGTGCTGCCGTATCTGCATAACTAGCTCTTGCACTTTGAGCAGATAAATAAATCATCTTATTAAGTTGTTCTGTTGTCTGTAATCCATCATTCATTAAATTTAAACGTGCTTTTGTACTTGCAATTGTATCTGCTGCTTTTGTAATACTTTCTATACCTCTTATTCCAATATATATGCCAGCCAAACTTTTGAGTTTAGATACTAATAGAGAACCTGCTTCACTTCCTTGCTTTATCTTATTATTAAAGTTTTCTTGTTCATTTGTATTTCTTCCAATTTTCTGTTCTATCCTGGTTAATATGTTTTCAATATTGTTTAAACTTTGTTGAGATGCTTGTATCCCACCTGTGTTAAGCGGATTATGCAATCTTTGTTGTAACCTTTCAAGGCTATTAATTGTCGTATTAATAGATGTAGTCATATTCCTAAAAGCAGGTGTCATTCCGTCGAAAATCTTTATTGAAGTTTGTATCGTTGCCACTTTCTCACTCTCCTTTCATAAATTTCCATATAAAAAAACACCTACATTAGTAAGTGTTTATTATATTACAAATTCAATAATTCTTTTTTCTTAGTATTAAATTCATCTTGTGTAATAGCTTCCATATCCAAAAGATTCTTATATTTTAATATCTCATCTGCTACAGATTTAGTATTTATATTGTCTGTCTCTTTAATGCTTTGTGTAATAGCAGATAATGTTGATAAAATTTTATGGGCATCTTTGTAAGCTTTCTCATAAGCACTAGAATTAGTTTTTGTTTTTTTATTAATTAATTCGATATACTCAATAGGATTATCAATATTATTAATTGTTATTTTAATTTTAAATGTATCAACAACTTTTCTTGTTGTTTTTTTACCTGTTATCCCTCCAACTATAGCTCCTGCTTCTCCAAATAAAATTCCTCCCGCTAAAGCTCTTCCTATTCCTCCTTTAGTTACAGTTTCACCATTTTCAAGAAGTTCAAATTCCACGATATCTTCATAAGAATGAATGATAGGAGTTTTTTTATCGTTTATACTTTTTTTAGACACAAGCCATTTTTTATTATCTTCATCAAATTCTATATAGTTTTCTATATTATTAGTTGTATTAAATATTTTTTGAAGTTCATTATTTTTTTTAGTTGATGATATAGTCTTTTCAATATCTAATTTTCTTAAAATTTTAGGTGCTTTAGTCATAGAAAGTGCATCACAATATTCTTTAAAACAAGAATTGCATATCCAACCATCTTCAATATTCAGTACTCCTATCTCAGTATTACAAATACAACATATATCTGCTTTTTTCTTTCCAAATAACCCCATAAGATTCCCCCCAGTACAATAATTTTATAATGTAATTATACTATATAAGTAAAATTTTTACATTATTATCACCTCCTTTTAATTAAAAAAGCACTTACTTATTTAAAGTAAATGCTTCATATTTTTAAATCTATATATTATTTTTCTTTTAATATAAATTCTTGCTCTGAACCACTATATTTTAGTTTACAATCAGAAACTAGTAAATCCTTAGGAATTTCAAATGCAATATTACCTGTTACATCTAAATTAGGATTTACAGTATCCATAGTTATATATTTATTTCCTACATCAATCAATAAAGATGGAACATATTTTGAATCATCTGGTCCTATTAATGTGAATGAATTTAGCATAAAAGATTGGCTTTCCTTAGTTTGATTTTTTATTGTTAAATTTATAATACCATATTTGCCACTATCTGGAGTGTATGCTAAATAACCAGATGCTACTGATATTTCACTAGCTTTTGAAATGCTATTAACAGTTAATTTTAAATCTCCTATACTACCTTCTTCACCAATATATTTAGTTAAATCCTCTTTCTGTTTTTCAGTGCTTTCATTATTAGTACTGTTCCCTGCTATTGCTCCAACAACTCCAGAAAATAAAATAATAAGAATAAACCAAAATAGACATCCTCTTCTTCTCTTTCCTTCTCTCATAATATCCCCCTAAATTATATTTTATAAGAATATTATACTATATCTTCAAAATTTTTACATTATAATCACTTCCTTTCAATAAAAAAACACCTACATTAGTAAGTGTTTTTTAATTATTTTTAATTTTAAGTCCACATAGTTAATATAAAACCTTCTGATTTAGCAAATAAAGCTGTAAATAAGTCTTTTACATACCACATAGTTAATATAAAACACTGATGTTACAGATTCGTTGTATGTCTTGGGAGCTGTATTTACATTCCATATAGTTAATATAAAACGTGATGCTATGTGTATAAAGACAACTACTAATGTTGATTTACATTCCATATAGTTAATATAAAACTTGATGTTTCAATCTTAAATACACTACCATTACAAAGATTTACATTCCATATAGTTAATATAAAACCCCAAAATAAATTGTGTATTTCCAAGACTTACACACATATAACTTTCTCAAATTTGCAGTGAGCGGGTAATAGTGCAATTGATAACACTTATCAAACCTTCTCAATGCCTTGTATTCCAATTGTTAAACTATACTTGAGTAGAAAAATCGAACACTGCAAAATTCCTATATTTTATTATACCATTTTTTACCATATAAAGCACTTGAAACAGTGAAATATCCAAGTGCTTTATCTATTTATTTAATTATTTTTCTCTAATTTTTTCTAAGAAAGTTTATATACTATACTTTCTATCTTATTATATATATCTATATCTGTTTCTCTTATTTTCAAAAGTTTAATTCTAAATTCTTCTTTTCTCTTTTCAATATCTATACTATCAAGTAAATTCTCATGCATTGTATTAATCCCCCCAAAACTAAACTAAATTATTTAATACAATCTTATAAATTTACTCAATCTTATAAACCACATGATAATTCTTCTTTTCACCTGCAATCTTAGTAGGTCTATTATTTTCCTCTATCCAATTTCTAACCTTATCTATTACACTCTTTGTATATTTATTTACAGTACCAGTCCAAGAACCATTAGTTTCCCAAACGCCTTTGACTTCGTTTTCTTCTAAATCAATCTTTTTAATAATTTCACAAACAGCCAACTGTGCTGGTTTATTACTCTTAGAATATATTTTCAGTTTAGATGCTATTTGCTTTGTATCAAAATAATGTTCTTCTTCGTTTATCTCTATTGGTAAATCAATTCCTGCTTTCTTATATAATGTTTTAGCTGTTAATAGTTTGGATTTATTGTCAAAGCCTGCACCATCTAATAGTTCTTTTAACATAGATGTACTATTGTAAGCTAACTGTAATTTCTCAATCTCACTTGCTTTTTCTCTTAGTTTTTCGGGATTAGCATTGTTAGTTATGTATGCACCAGTTTGTCTTATGCTTGGTAAAACTTCTCGTCTAAGCCATTTCCTAAACTGTACACCAATAGGTTTGTCTGTGTATTGTAAAAATCCATATAAACCATCTTCATAAAAAATAGTTATACTTCTAGCTTTATTACTAATTATATTATTTGCGACTACATTTAAAGTAGTTACAAAATCATTAAATTCATTTCCTTTCAATACATCATACTCTTGTTCAATCTCAAAGTCTTCTGCTTTTATGCAATCCTGTATTGTTTTAGATACATCAGCATAATCGAATAATCCAACTATTTGATTAGCTATCCAACAAGATTTTTCTTTCCACATAAAAGTATAAATTTGACTTCCATTGAACTCTTTTACTATTAAATTTTTCATAACTATTACACTCCTTAATTGAATTTTTTCAAGGAATGACGTATACTATAGTTAGTGTATATAATATACGTCAATAAGGGATGTTCAATCTTTGGTCGGGGAGAACGTCTCTTATTTTTTATTCCTCTTTTTCTAGCTCTTCATTAATCTTTTCTTCAAGCCAAATAGTTTTAGTCTTGTTCTGCTTTTTTAAATGTTCTTCAATTTTCTCTACTTTCTCTCTATCTAGTAGAACACTAAAAGTTTTTTTATTCTGTCGTCTCTGCTTGAAGTAATCTGCTCTACTGCTATCAGTAATAATTTTCACCTCTTTTCTGTATCGCGATAATATAATTATACATTGTATCGCGACACTTTTCAAGAGTTTTTTAACATTTTTTTCTAATTATTTTACTCAACCGACCAACTTGAGCAAAATCAATCACTTTAGTGCATTTTTATATTGTATAATTCTAAAAAGTTGTACTTAGCAACTTTATAATTAAGTAATTTGAGCAAAACAAAAGCACCTACTATTTAAGTAAGTGCTTTCTTTTTTCTATTTAATTTTGAATCCACATAGTTAATATAAAACATTCAAGAAGTAACTGTAATTGTTCATCTGTAAAATAATTTACATTCCATATAGTTAATCTAAAACGATAGACAAAGCTAGTGCAGACGCTAAAGTACAATCATTTACATTCCATATAGTTAATCTAAAACCTTTCATAACTGATGTTAAAGACTCATTATATGTACTATTTACATTCCATATAGTTAATCTAAAACGAGTGTTACATCGACAATAAAGCTTATTCTCACTGAAATTTACATTCCATATAGTTAATCTAAAACAGAAAGATTAAAAAATAGAATGATACTTCTTACAACATTTACATTCCATATAGTTAATCTAAAACCCCAAAATAAGTTGAGTATTTTCAATACCTACACATATACAACTCTCTTAAATTTGCAGTGAACCATGAGTAGTGCAATTGATAACATTTATCACACACCCTCAACGCCTTATATTGCAACTGTTAAACTTCAATTTATCACAAATATCGCTCACTGCAAAATCTCTACATTTTTATTATATCATAAAAATATTATTTTTGAATATCTGTACCAATTTGTGGTATAATAAAAGCAAGGAAATAATTTATTCCTACAAAGAGTGATTATTTTCAGTTGTTAAGTGAAAATATTATTTTTTTAAATCACCCTTATTGGCGTCTGGGTGATTTTTTATTTTGTCATAAATATAAGCTGATATAACACCAGCTAGTATGCTTAATAAAAAACCTATCATATAATTTCACCTCCTTCCTTATTTGGAATTTGGCGTTTAATATGAAAATAATCACCCTTCGCACTTTCGATTATTATCCTTGCTACAATTATTATAACCTATAATTATTACATATTTTTCCATTTTTTTTATATAAACAATGAAATTCAAGTAAATAAATACCTACTTATTTATATATATTTTATAAATTAATTGCTTTATAATCAAGTTTTCATTTTTTTAATAAAAATTTTTATTTTTTATTTTATATAAACAATATTTTTTCTAATTTGTGGTATAATAAAAGCAAGAAGAACTACAATCTATTTGACAGTAGAGTGAAGTTCATAATTTAAACAATTAGTAATTATTTAAATTTGTGGAACTTGATTTTAAAATCAAATTCCCAGCCACTTTTACTCTTGCCACGAGTTGAGTGGCTTTTTACTTTTAGAAATACTTTACAAATTAAGCAAAATATTAAACTAGCAATAACGCCAGCTATTACATTAAGTAAAAAGTTATTCATACTTCCCACCTCCTTTCATTAGGAAGTAGGTTTTATCCCAGTATGAACTCCACTCTATAAATTGTAGATTACATCTTCTTGCTAAAAATATTATAACATATAATTATTACATATTTTACCTATTCTATATTTATTTTTTTATTTTGCTATCTTCTTCGTCCCCTCTTTCTCTCTCTTTCAGCTTCTTTCATTGCTTCCTCTTCATCTTCTATCTTTATAAGTATTGAGGCGGCTGCTAACGCTCTCTCATTAACTTCTAAATTCATATATTCACTTGGCTTCCACTTTAATTTTTGAATACAATAATGAGTGATGCTAGCATCAAAATCGCCACCTCTGATTAGTTTTTTGCTTCTTCTACTTTATCCTCAAAAGATGTATCAAATCCATTGACTTCATTCACTTTTACTGTATAATTGACATACTCACCTGCTGTAAGCATTGTCTTTAATAACTGAGCTTCTCCCATTACTCCATAACTATTTTGGAGTTCGGCATCCTTTAAATCTGGAAATACTGTAGATGCTACACATAATTCAGCTACATAACTATTGTAGTCAATTTCACTTGTATATTGTCCAGTATGCTTACCATTGTTACCAATCACTTTTACTCTTTTAGTACACTTTCTTCTTAGTGCTTCGTCTTCTTCAGATGATAAAACTTTTAATTCCCATTCAACTGGTTTCCCTTCTTTATCTAAAAATCTGTTACTCGCTACATATTTTACATTATCAACCTTTATTGCATTTTGACTTAAAAAAGCACTTAAATTACTCATATTATTCTAATCTCCTTTTATTTTAATTTTTCATATAAAAAATACACATTTATAACTTATAAATGTGTATTTTACTCCATACCTATATTTTTTATTACTTCTTCCAATGGAATTTTTTTAGTAACTAATTGATTATAAAGAAATAGATACTTAACATTCAAATTTTCTGCACATTGTTTTAAAGTAATCATTTCACCTTTATAATTAACTCTAATACTATTTCTTTTATTATTTCGTTGAACTTCCCAAGTAACCCATCTACAATTTGATGGTTCGTAATTTCCATTCACATTAATTCTATCTATTGTTAAACCTTTTCTATATCCATTTTCTATAGACCAGTTATAAAAATTTATAAAATCCTCTAGCCATTCATTGCATACTTCTATGCCTCTACCTCCATAATAATTATAATCTTTATTACTCTTATTTGTGCACCTTTTAATCATACGGTGATAAACTCTATATAAGCTATCATTAGATTTATTATGCGTTGTAGAGCGCTCTAGTAATATTTCCTTTCTTATACAGCCACAACTTTGTGCTTTTCCTTGTTCTAATGCACTTGTACTAGTTATTGTTCTATTTCCACATTCACATTGACATAACCATAAATTGTGACTATATTTATCTTTCCCAGACATTTTCAATACTGTAAGCTTCCCAAAAGTTTTCCCAGTTATATCTTTAAATCTCTTATTTTGTCCTTTCCAGTTTGGAGAACAACCACAATGTGGAGGCTTCTCATTTTTAATTGATTGCTTTAAATTATTTTCTACTCTCTCAACTTTATTCCCACACTCACATTGACATAGCCAGACTTTTTTACTATGTTTATTTCTCCCTAAATATTTAATTAAAGTAAGTTTGCCTAATTTAATTCCACTTTCAAATTCCATGAAATACCTCCAAATAATTTATACTTACATCATAATATTTTTCAAGTATAATTCAATTTTATAACATTCCATTAAGTAATGCAAAGGATTCAACTAATTCCCAATCCTCAAAAGTGAAATCCATATCTTCATCTAAATACTCACCATCAGCATCAAATTTAGTAATTATTCCACTGTCCATATTACAATCTTTAAGTACTACTGTCTGTCTTCCTACAGCAGATGTAGGGTCTTCATTTGTAACTTGTATGTCAAAATAAATATCCTCACCAGTTTCTTTATATCTGTAAAGTAATTCTCTAAAAATAGAAGTATTATAATGAAATGTTGCACTTCCAGTATTTGTACTCCCAGTTGTTTTATTTCCCTTTGTTGTTCTTCCTAGAATTGGAACTTCACTTTTATTTTTTTCCATTTTAGCCTCTAAATCTATAGCTTGCATAAAATTATATCTTTTACCTTCTATAGTTATAAAACATTCAGCTTTCTTTGCACTAACTGTATCTTTAGCATTTATTGTTTGAGCCATATTATCACTCTCCTCTCTAATTAACTGAAACAGTCATATAAAGCTTACTCATAGCATTTATTACCTTAATAGCATCAGATACTATGACAGTTTTCTTATCATTTCCAAGCTCTACACTAACATCATCAGTTTTAAAATCTTCTATTGCCCTTATATTCTCTAATTCTTTATGGTGTTTAACAACATCATTCCAGAAACTTATTCTTCCTGCCTTATCATTCGGAACTTTACCTAAATACTTTTCATTAAATAAAGTTGCAATATCATTAGCAATTTGGTCAAGTACTCTAACACTTTGGTTACTTGAAAAATCGTCATTTTTATCATCTGTAAATGATACAAAAGTATTTATATCCTCTAACACATGAACTTCATCTCCCACCTTGTGGAATATAAATTTACCAGTTTTTAAAGCTTCTTCAAGTTGTATTTGTGTATAATTAACATCAACATCAAACTCACCATCATACTTTTTATTAGTATTAGATTTATTTATATCGCATCCTGCTATAGCTCCAGTAGCCCAATAAATCAAGCTAGATTCAACTAAATCTTTATCTTTAATCTTATTTTCTATAGACACTACACCTTCATAATCTGCATCACTTTTCTTATATAGTACTGTTTGAAACTTAGCTCCTACCTTATCTCTCATTCTCTTTGTAAATTCTACAAATAAACTTTTAATTTCTGTTGTTGTAGCCAAACACCCTAGTGCATTAAATGAATAACTTTCTATTTTATCCAAGAAAGCTTGGTACTCTGCTCCTGTCACAGCTTCGCCATTGGTTCCACCAGTAAATACAAGTCCTGCACTTGCTTCTAGTGTTGCATCCTTCTTCCAAGTGATATAGTCATTGTCTTGTAAGTCTGTAATAACCTTTGCTATTTGAGTATCTACCTTCTTATTATCTAAAAGTATTACAACATCAAACTTAGCATTATCATCTATATTTGTTGTAACTGTTACTTTTAAGTCATTTCCTCTTATACCACTATATTTTGCTGTGGCTATAGTACAACTGGCTTTAACGCCTTTATTTAATTTATAAAAATATCCCAACCTTATATTTTTGAATAAATCTCTCAAACCTTTCAGCTTCTCATGAGTATAATCATATCCAAAATACTTCACTGAATACTTCTCAAAATCATCACTGGTTACTTGGAATGCTTCTTCATCTATGCCCCAATCTAACTCTAAAGGCATTGCAACAATACCTCTATCTGATAATGAACTGGTTGCCCTCTTAGCTGAGATAAAATTTATATATGCACCAGGAAGTATTTTATTTTGCGTTACGAATGTTCCTCCACCTAAAGCCATCTAACTCACTCCTTTCATAAATTTATTTATTCTATCCTCTACCTCTGAGAAGGAATATAACTCATTTTCTTTTAAAATTGCATTTAATAAATCTTTTCTATTTACATACTTCTTAGAGTTAACTATCTGCTCCTTAGTAAACTTGTAGTTATCTTCTTTGCTTAATGCTTTACTCAAAATTATCACCTCTCTTCAAACCACCGAATAACTCTACTGTATCCATCTTATTGGTATCATTATTTTTTATAGTAAAATAGTTATAATCAACAAAGAAGTGAAGAACATTGTCTATAATTTCAAAATTCATATTTGTACCTCTTACTAAATCTCCATCAATTTCTATATACTCTAATTCCTCCAGTAGCATCTCAGCTATCTCATTTATTTCAAAATTCTTATCTTCTGAACGAGGGAAATAATGTACATCAAAAGAATTTTTCTTTAATTCTCTCCCGCTTGGATATGGTGTCTTGCTTGGATTTAAAGGAACAATAAAAAAACAAGGTTCATTAATACCTTGCTCCACATCTTCGCTATAAATTGTATATTTTTCTCCAAACGATTTATCTAACTTTACTGATATTCCATCTATAATATTATTAAGCATCAAACACTCCTTTAAGCAATATTAATAGTTTTTTCTCTATTATCTTATCAACTTGACTTTGTAGTTCCATTTCTGAAATAGTTAAGAAATGTTGTCCTTTAACCCAACCCTTGCCATTTTTAGTTCTATGACCAAATTCAACATATGCATTTTGTTATCCTAAAGGCTTTTTATCCTCTAGCTCTTATAGTTTCCTATAAGTTCGGCGTACATCATCAACAAAATAAACTTTATTTAGTTGCCCAGCACTCTTGGAGAGATTATATTTATTCACTCTCTACGCTCTACGGAAACCTATAGCCTATCCGCAATCTATAGGTTTTCCTCGGTATTGGCATATATAATTAATTAAATATTTTTCCATGTTCTTCTATGGACTATATTTGATATAGATGAATATGTTACAGGATATATTTCACTTAGTTGTTTTATTGTATATCCATCAGAATACTTTTTTCTAATTTCTTTTACATCCTCAATAGATAACTTAGCTCTGCTTTCTTCAATAATCTTAACTTTTTCTATAAGCTTATTTCCTACTAATCCCTTAGAATATCTACTTCTTAAGCAAGAGTATGAAATACCTGTTTTTTCAGAAAGCTCTATCAATGTAATTTCTTTTTCTTCATGTTTTACTAATATATTTGTTGACCTATTTCTACATTGTGTCTTTATATCCACCCATCTACAATTGCTTGATTCATAATTTCCTTCATTATTTATTCTATCAATTGTAAGTTTCTCTGAATATCCATTACTCAATGCCCAATTTGCAAAATTATCATAGCAAAACCATTCATCACACACAATTATATTCCTTTCACCATATCTATTGTATCTTTTATTATTTTTATCTGTACATCTAGATATTATACCCTTCCATATACTGTAAAGTCTTTTATTTTGAACCTTATATTTCTTTTTAAATTGGTATTTGTCTGTTAAATTTAATTTATCTTGTTCTTTTTTTAAACATCCACAAGATTGCACTAAGCCACTAGTTAAAGAGTCAGTTCTTATTTCTTTGAAATTTCCACAATCACACTTACATAACCAATATTTCCTATTTCTTTTACCGCTTTTTATCTCTTTAGAAAATTTAATGACTCTTAGCCTTCCAAATTTTTTTCCTGTAATATCTAAAAATTTTGCCATAAAATCACCTCTTTTATACATTATAAATCAAGAGTTATTCTATGTCCATATTCTACCTACTTTATAATGTAACACTATTACACTTAGCGTTTACCGATTTTGCTGGGTTTTATATGCCCCATTGTGTTAAGGCATATTCAGTTGGATTAACAACTTCTATAATATAATTATTACCTTGTTTGTAAACAGGAAGCGACCTAGCATAAGCTACTCCACTCCAACCCTCTCTCAAAAATCCTGTATCAACTGGTGTCCTTCTAATTACTTTTCCTAAGAGTCTTGCTGCTAATTCTCTTGCTGCATCCTTGCAAAACTTATCTAAATCAATCTTTGTAAATTTCTCCATCTTTTTACAAACTCTTTTAAACTCTCTAAAATCAACACTGCCCCATCTAGCCATTATGCTTTATCCTTAAATAACTCAAGTATTATTTCTTGATGATTTGGATATATAGCTGATTCTCCACTTCTTACATACTCTTTATCATTTATAATAAGTTTTGAACCTGCTTTAATTTCTATATCTGGAGATATAAAGAGTTTAATAGTTTGCTCTAGCTTAGCTAATTTCCCTTCTGTAGCAGAAACTATATTTTTATATGAAAGTTTACATGGTTGATTTTCTAATACAATCACTTCTTTATTGTTAGTTCGTTTTGTTACAGGGTCTTTAATTGGCTGATACTCAACTATAGTACATTTATCTCTATATAACATTTCTATTGCTTTTCTAGTTTTACTTACCATCTTAAGCACCTAAAGGTTAATATCTTATTCTTACCATAAGTAGTAAGATAAGCTATTAAGCTATCAAAGCGTTGTTCTGGTGTTTGAGAACCACTTCCTATAGCAAAATCTACCTTTGTATCACCTTCTGATATAGACTTTTCTACAGCTTCAAAGTTAATGCTTTCTATATCTAATTGACCCATATTTTTCTTGGTAAATAAGAACTCTCCAACTATCATATCAACTTCAATTTCTTTCAATTCAATTGGCATAGTTTTTATATTACAATCTAGTTTAATAATATTTTCTATTTTTTCTCTTACAAAACCTATTAACCACTTATCTCCATCTTTTAATATATATCCAAAACTTTCAAGTCTTTTTTCTATTTCATCAATTATATTATTTTCCATAATTTTCACCTACTTTTTAGTAAGTTTATTTTTCTCTTTAAGCTGCTTATTTTCTTCTTCTAAAGACTCAACTTTTGACCTTAAAATATTATTTTCAGCTATTAAATCTTTTACACTTAATGACTTGCCATACTTTACTGCCTTACCAGTTTCATCTATCAAATCATATCCCATCTCTAAGAAATCATCTATTTTACATTCTTCTATGGTTAGTATTCTATTTAGTTTTTTTACTTGTGGCACTATATATCACTCCTTTTTCTATGCTTCAACAACAAATTGTATTGCATCAGCTTTTTTATTTAATATAAATACATCCTCAAAACTTTCTTCAAAGTAGAAGTATTTTCCCTCTGTAACTGCTGTTGGTTCGTCTAACTTAGAGAACTGATAAGAAACAGGTGTAATTATTGCACTTGGGTGAACTAAGGACATAAAGATTTGTTTAGCTCCTGCTCCTACTTTCCATCCAGTTGTAAAATCATATGCAGTTTTCATTAGATTAGATGGTACTTTAATTATTTTAACTGTGTCAATATCTGTGGTTTGTCTATTTAAAGAAGTTCCACCATCTTTTATGTTTACTGTTCTTTGTATCTCTTTTGCATTTTTGATAAGTGTATTTACTACTGGAGTAACATACAATATTCTTCCATTTTCAGGTACTCTAGCTTCTGTCATTTTTTCCATTAACTTATCAAATACTTCTAATACGTTTGCTGTTGTAAGAACAGTTGTATCTGCTGTGTTACCTAATGCGGTCCAATCAGCATATATTTTAGATATACAGTAAGCATCCATCTCTGGAAACTTTTGTTCCTCATTATATACTTTTGTTATATTACCTATTGAAGCCACATAATTAGTTTGGTTTATATCTGCTGGATGAACCAATGTTGACCATTTCCTTTGATTAGTTAATACCTTAGGTTCCCAAGCATTATCATAGTTTCTTTGAGCTACTGCTATTGTATCTCTGTTTGAATCTACCCTTCCAGTTGTAGATATAGTTGGTATTTCTATTGTTTTAGAACCCGTCCATCTATATCTTCCATTATTTTCTGTTGCATACAAATCCCCGAAGTTTAAAGTATAAGGATATGCTTGTGCTAAAACATTTGAATATTCTTTTGCATAATTTAGTGCTGCCATTTTATTTCCTCCTATTTATTATTATTTTCATGAGGTCTTACCCCAGTAAAATTAAAACCAAAATCATTTATCTTAGGCTCTTGCCCTGGTGTTATAGTATCTATTTTAGGTTCTTCACCTTCTAGTGTTGCATTAAACAAATAATCTTTATCCTGTTTCAAAGGGTTTATTTGCTCTTCAAAAGCTTTTTGTCTATCTTTACTATTTCTTAGGGCTTCCATGTCTAAATGAGCTTTTAACGCTATTTCATCTCTACATTTAACAGATTTAAAAGCATCACCTAACCAGTAATTAAAATCTTTTTCTTCAATTTCTTTTTTGTAGGTTTCTTCCAAAGTTTTCTTATCAGTTTCATAAGTTGTTTTTAGATTCTCTACATCTTCTTTTGTCATACCTCCTTCAAACTTTTTAATAGTTTCATTAGCTGTATTAAGTTGTGTTTCAAGATTTACATAATCTTCTTGAGTAACTGTAGTCTCCTTTATTTTCTTTTCTATAGATTTTTGAAGAGAAGCTACATCAATTTTGTTATCCTCTACTTTTATTCCTTCTAGCAATTCTTTTAACCAATCCATTTTAAATTTCTCCTTTCATTTTTTACAAAATAAAAGCACCTACTAATTTATTATTTAGCAAGTGCTTTTACATATTTACTATTTGTATATCTTTCCATAAATCCTTTAGTAATTTACCATCAATGTTGTAATTATCAACCATATCCTTACCATTTTTATAATACTTTGTATCTCCATTAGGGCAAAGAGTAATAAACCTTGTATCATCATCTCCAATAGATATATTATATGGTTTATTATATAAGTCAAATTCTATATCTAATCCTAAATCAATAGAATCAATTAAATGTTGTAAATTCTTAAATTTATTATCCATTTTATTCTCCATTCAAAATATCTTTGTTAGCTATTTTATGAGCTTTTGTAAGCTCCATATCCTTCTCTCTTTTTACCTTATCATGGTTATTTTCATCAGCTAACCAATCATGTTTATGAGGTACAATTTTATGTTGCTTTGGGTTTCTATGGTCAGTTAAGTCTAAATCTAATCTAGGTTTTCCTGTATTACCATAGTATCTTCTTTGAATTAATTTACCATCTTTGTAATTATCAAATACACTATTTGGTTTTGATTCAAATGGCACTGAATGAACACTTCCACTAGTTAAATTTCTCTGATTCTTAACTTGCCAATTTACATCCTTATAAAGCTTTTTAGCTTCCTCATACCTTATAGTATCATTATACTTCATATGTTGATATTCATCAAATTTAGAAGGTATTTCATTTCCTAATACCTTTTTATATTCTTCAAATTGTTTTCTATCTTTACTCTCATTTAGTTGCATTTTTCTAAGGGTGTCAGCTTTTTCTTTTCCAAGTCTACCCTCTATATGTTTCTCATACCACTCATTATACTTCATACTAGATGGTACATAATATGTTTTTCCATCTTCTCCTCTTGCTGCTCTATAGCCTTCTTCATCCTCGAACCAAGGAGCTGTTGTTGTCCTACAACGACAATGAAATGGTGGAGCTGTTATTCCAACTTGATAATCTTTCATATCAAATATTTTTCCATCTAACTCTCTGCATATATTTGAAGTTCTTAAATCTAATGTAGCAATAATCTCATATTTCTCTACATCTAAATCACTAAAACAATCTTTTCTACTTGCTGATGCAAAGAAAGCTGATTCAGTCATTATCAAATTCTTAGCTTGTGATTTAGATACATTAAATCTCTTAGCAAAGTCATTTACTAGATTTTTTGGATTTTCACCTCTAATAATTGATTGAGTTAGCTTAGTATGTAGTTCATTTATTAAAGTAGGTCTATGCTTACCCCAAATTCTTTCACTAAAGTTTAATCCATCTGTTGCCCATGGTTTAGAGATAATTTTATTTATTCTATTAGTATCAAGACTCATTAAACTCCAACCAACGTTTACTCCTTGTTGAACATTAAAAGCTGTATGATAGTATCCACTTGTATAAATATCTCTCATTAGTTTATCAATACCATCAAGTTCATTTCCATATAAAACTTCTACGTGTTGCTGTATTTGTAACTTTAAAGCTTCAAGCCTTGTTATATGAAGTCTTGCACTAGCATTTTCTAACTCCTTCATCCACTTTTGATTTATAGCATTTTCTTTGCCATATTTAATATACTCTTCTACATTCCACTTAAATTCTTCTAATTCTCTTGTATTTAACAGTTTCTTAGCTTCTAATAAAGATATTCCTTCATTTTCAGCAAATCTGTTATACCATGATAATATATCTTTTTCTATACTATTCATAGCTAATTTGTATTTCTTTTCCAATTCAAGATAATATTTTACACTTTTATTGTTTTGAACTTCTTCTAATTGTTCAAATCTTTTCCTCCAATAATCTTTATGTTTCATCTATAACACCCTCTTGATTATTAGTAGGAATTAAATCATCATATTCTTTTTGGGTTTCTTCCTGTTTTTTAAGTCTTTCAAGTTCGTCATTAACATCTTCAACCCAAGGATGATTACTAACAATAGTTTCATCTGATATAATTCCAATTGATTTAGAAGCCATATCTATTTTTTCAGACTCATTTATTATCATAGAATGATTAAATGTTATTTGAACTGACTTATAATCATAGCTCTTACTACCACTTATCTTTAAATACTCACACACAAACCATAAAAGCTCTCTAATTGCTTTTTTAAACTTCTTTTCAGTCTTGGAACATTTTAAATCAAGTAGTGAATATAAAAATTTAAGAGCTACACCCGATTTGTCACCTGTGTTTTGAGATTCGGGATTAACTCCTTGACCAAAAATAATTATATTCTTTTCTAATCTATCAAGAAGCTCCTTTTTGGCTTCAACTGGTATATTTATCTCTAGTTTATCAACTCCACCTCCACCATCTACTTTAATTGATTTATAGTATCTTATATTATCTATAAACTCTTGTAGACTTGTTCCTGGATACTCTTTTAATACATAAATGACCTCTTGCATTTCATCTAAATTGTCTGCAAGTGTAGAAATGTTATTATCATATATATCAATTAAAGACTTATAGAAAGTTAAATCTGAGACACACTTTTCATTATTTTTAAAAGGTATAAATGGAACTTTACCCCATCCCTGTTCTTTGTTATTTATTCTAAAATGACCTTCTTGTATATCAGTCATTTTTCCATATTCATCATATAAAAATTCTTGAATAAAACTATTACCTCTTTCAATAAAGTAAGTTACGTCATTTTCTGTGTAGTACTCAACTCTTTTTATTTTATTTCCATCTATATCTTCAATATAATAAAACCTAATAAATGCAACTAATTCCCTCTGTCTTTTACTATCCCAAATAGGAATTGCTTCTTCAGCTGGAATTATTACATATTTAAACTCACCTTTTCTATTAATATATGGATGTAACCATTCAACCCCTTTATTACTAGCATTGAGATATAGTTCTGTTATTGTATCGTCAAACTCTTCTCCTAGTAAGTCATTTAAAAGCTTAGTGAGATTATCATCATCTGCATTAAATACTATGGGATTTCCGACACTATAGCCTACCTTTTGGTCAACTAAAAGCTTATGGTAGTTGTTAATTGCTTTATTATTAACTTTAGTAAAATCATCAACCTTAGCTCCATCTAAGAGATAATATCTTCTCTTATTGTTTACATCAGTATTACCATAATAGTATTCTTCTCCTTGTTTATATTTTTCTGGCCTATGCTTTAAGATGTAGTGTTCTATGACTTTTACTAGGTTAAAGGTGCTCTCTTTTTTTAACTGAACTTTTATTAAATCTGTTTCACTTATATAAATATTTAACACCTCCTTTACTTTAAGAAGCTTATTCCATTATTTTTAAGCTTATTATCTATAGAATATCTAAGAGCAGCCATTGCATCATCCATAAACTCAACTGGTTCATCAAGATATAATCCAGTTCTTTCGTCTTGTTTCCATTTCCATTGTTGTATTTCTTTTATGGTATTAGTGCAACTAGGATGTACATGTATTCTTAATTGTTTCAAATAATCTATTTGAGCTTTAACACTTCCTGGTCCTTTTTTAACTCCTTTAGCTTTATATCCTGCACTCTTCCACATCTTAATTCTATCTGGTTCAGCACTATCACAGTACATAAATAGAGTCTTTTCTAAACCTCTACTATTTGCAATTTTTATGATTTCTGAGGTATCCATTTCATGTACATATATTTCATTACATATATATAACTCTCCATCCTTAAAGCCAATTCTAAGTATTGCATTTGCATGATTAAAGCCAAAGTCTTGTGACAGTCTCATATTGTCAAAGTATTCAAATTCTGTGGGAAATTCATGTATAACATAATTTTTAAGTATTGCTCCACCAGTTTCTCCCCATTCTCCAAGACCATATACTTTGTACCCTTCTGGGTCTTGCTCTTTTCTCATTTGCATTCTTCTGTAGTAAGCTTCATCTATGAATCTATTTTGTAGATAAGTACTATGATGAGTAAATATATCATCATTTTTATAGTCAAAATACTTTCTTTTTATCCAATGAGTAGCTGAGACTGGATTAAATGTAAATGTCATTTGATAATACAAGTTAGGATTAGTTAAAATACCTCTTAAACGGTCATCTAGTATATCTATGTCACTTTCCATAAGTTCTGTAGCTTCTTCACACCAAACCCATGTTAATTTTCCTTTCGAGAAGTTAATTGATTTTAATTTTTCTCTTTGTTTTGCATCATTAACTCCTCTGAAAATTATAGAGTTACCAGTAACTTTACTCTTAATTTCTAAAGGATTTAAAGTAGTTTTCCAATACTTATCAGCTTGTTTACCATAAATACGATTTATAGCTCCTGTAAGCTCTGCATACGTTGAATACTTATGTGTAGCTTCTGACTTTCTAACTACTAATAGATTAGCTCCTTGATACTTCTTATCTCCTAACTTTAGTATATAGTCTTGTGCTACATTAACAGATTTTCCACTCCCTGCTGAACCTTTCATTGCTCTGTATCTTTTTTTAGTAAAATTAGCTTCCTTGAAATCTGGATTAAAATTTATTCTAACTATCATTTCTATCACCATAATCTACACTTATTTTCAACTCATCATCTCCAATATCATCTTTATTTAGGTTAGCAACCTCACATTTCAACTTCTCAACTCTTGTTTTCTGCTCCTCTGTAGCCAAATTCCAATCCTTATGAATCATTTCATCATACTGCTTAATTAAACTCCTTAACTCACTCATAGCTCTACTCTGTGCATTAAGAAAAGATGCTTGCCTATCCCATGCAAATTGAAATTCATACTCTATCTTCTCACTATTTTCTGTGATTTCATGTTTCTTTAATTCCTTAATCATTTCCTCTTTATCTTTAACATACATTATCTTCTGTGCTCTTATTATTGCTGCGTATTGAATTGTTATCTGTTCCCAAAGAATATCAAATTTATCTTTTATAGATATTTCTTGTATTAATTCCCTAGTTTCTTCAGGTAAGTATTTTGAGAAGAAACCAAACTTTTCAGCATTTTTATTCTCTTTTGGAGCACCATAACCAACTGAATTTTTATTAGAAAAGGGTGCACCCCTTTTATTTATAGGTGCACCCTTCTTTTTTTCACTAGACCAATTGTATCTTTTTATCCATGACTTTAAAGTATTTAAACTAATGTCATACTTTGCTGATATTTCCTTTTGTTTCATTCCTTTTAAGTAATCTTGTTTTACCTTTTCTTTGACATCTTGCACATCACCACCTCTTTATTTGTTTGTTTTGGGAATAAAAAAACAATCCTATTTAATAGGATTGTTTCAAATCTAGTCTCCTCTATCCTTCCAGGATAAATGAAACATACTTATTATTAATGTAGTTAGAGATAAAATTATATGAACTGTAAAAAATATTAAAACATAGAAAATTATATTAGAATAATATCGAGTAAGCATTATTGTATTGATAAAACATATTACAACAACCAAAATCTCCATTATTACAGTATAATATGCTTTTAACTGTATGAATTGAAAGTATGATATATTAAATCCATTTACCTTTCTTTCTGTTTTTATATCTTTTGCTTCTGATATTGATTTGTTATATGTAGTAAACAATAATGTAATAATGCAAACTCCAAAAGCTACTAATAGTCCTGACAAAGTTAGTACATCTTTGTTTAAAGAAATTACAACTTCTTTATTAATTGACGAATTAAAAAACATGTATGAAATAATACATATTAATACTGGTGTTAAAACTAACTCTACTACTTCTTTAGAATTTATAGCCTTGTAATAATTGAGTAAGATATTTAATACCTTTTTATACATTTTAACACCTCCTTAGCAATCTATGCTTCACTCATAGCAACTTCTTGATACATTAAATTAAAAAAAACTGAATTATTCTCAATTAAATCATCTATCAAATTATTCATCTTCTCAAAAATGTCTTCACTATCTATATGATTATCTATATCAAGAGAAACCTCTATTTCTCTACACAACTTTATACCCTCAGTATCCAACTTTAATTTTCTCTTATTTTTCTCTCCCTCAATTATTATCCTATTTATTTTTTTATTTCTAAATTCCTCTCCTTTAATATATTTTTCGCAACATCTTTTAACTTCACTAGGTAAATATCTAGTTCTAAATGTGGGCTTATATATCAAATCGTTATGTCGTCTTGAATTATTTAAATTAGAAAACAAATTATCTTCATCAGTTCCAAACTTCTCTCTATCAACATTTAAAGTTATTTTTGAAACACCATCTAAATCTAATATTTGTTCTATAAAATCTTTACTTGCTATTTGTGTAATATTAATTGATGTTTTTGACATATTATTATCAAATTTATTATTTTCAATCATATCCTCATAATATAGATGTAAGTTTTTACTTAGTTCAATCATGGGAACCCCCACAAAAACTCTTTCAAATAATACTACTGCTATATTATTTTCCTTCATAAATTTAATAAATAGGTGCTGCTTATTGCTATCTCCTTGATCCATTTTTTTATTACCCTCTACTTCTTTAGTATGAGCATTTATAATATTTGTATTCTGATTGTATTTAGTATATTCAAGTTTCACCTTGATTATTAAATCATCCTCGCTACATTTTACTTCTGTAATCCAAAACTTTTTATCTTTAGTAATATTAATTCCATTTTTGTTTTCTTTACAATATTCTTTATCCTTAAAGAAGGTCTTTATTACCTCTTTTAAAATTTCTTCATCTGAATAGACACTCCCATTAATTTTATTTATAATATCTATTCTATAAACATCAATATATCTTTTTTTAAAATTACTCATTATACCATTATTCCTTTCACAAATATTTATAATGATATAATTCTATATAATCAGTCAATATCCTTCAATAATCATTCGACAACCACAAAATAAGTCTAAATAATACTTTTACCTTATTCCTGTCTATAATGTACAAATATATTTCATTTTTAATTCATTACATAAAAAAAAAGACCCTCTATTAATACAGTCATTTAAATCATTTCGATTAATTCTTTAATCTTTTTATATACCTCTTTATAATTCATACCTTTATCTATCAACCTAGGTAATTTCATAGATATAACTCTTTCAAGTACTTGTATTAATAAAAAAACTCTTGTATTTCATCTGTAAAATCTTTTCTGACCTTTTACCTTCTGTTCTTATATCCAGCCATTCTTGATCTTTTTCTGTGGCAATATAGTAACCATGTATTCTAATTTGTTTAAGTGCTTTTGTAACCCACTTCGTAAATAGTTTTGCTTCTGCTTTATTACTTCTAAATGACATATTGTACACAGCTTCTTCTGTAACAAAAGTAGTACCAAAGTTAGGCAATTTATCTTTAAAGTTTCTAGTGTAGGAATCTCCGACAGTAGACTCATTAAATTTCTTTTTATATTCTCTATCTATATTTCTTAATGTATCACGAATATTTACTATGCCTAGTTCCTCTCCTACGTCATTTGCATTAAACCAAACTTCTTCTCCATTTTTTGACCATATCATCCTTACATTTTTCTCTTGTAAAATTTTCAACATACTACTACCTCCTAAATTAGTTATTAATAAAGAATATTCAATTTGAACACCCTTATTTTCGACCCTTCAATATGAGAGATTAAAATTGTATAAAAAAAGACCTAGAAATCACTCTAAGTCATGAATTACTCATTTATCATTCTCCTTATTTACAAAATAAAAAAGACTAAGTTGGGGTAACTTAGCCTTTTTCAAGGGGGAATATATTATACACTTGTTTCATACTACCATTATAACAGGGGTTAAATATCATTAAAATATCATCTTTTTATCATGTATTTATCAAACAGTTAATTTCAAGCCATCTATACCAAATAAATACACTCCAAGTTCTTTTACCATTTCATTAATCCAACGTCTTGATGTAACTACTCCACAATTTAATATCTCTGCTATTTCTTCATATGTTTTTTCATCACAATAGTAAAGCTCTAAAGCTCTATACTTTTCATAAGAATGTAAACGCTCTTGTCTTAATTTCAAAGTTTTCATTGCTGAATCTATATGTGCTATCATAATAATAGTTCTTGCTTTACTTTTCTTTATACTTAAAATATACAACTCTTCATTATCAAGCTTACCTAAATCATCCTCTAAGTAATCTACATCTTTAGCTTCACTTACCGCTGAGTCTATATGTCTCTTAAAATCATTATAATGCTTCATCAATAATCTAGTATTATATAAAACGCCTTTTTTCCTATCTTCTCTTTCTTCTTTTCTTAACTCTCTTACAATTTCTTTTATACTTTCTTTATCCACTTAAATCACTCCTTCTTGCTCTCTTCGAACAACTTCTACTGCAATACTCAACTTTAGATTTATCCAACTTATAAAATCTTCTACCACACCAAGCACATCTTACTATTTTACCTGGGCTTATAAGTTCCATCTTTTCTTTTTACTTTCATACCTTCACTCCCTATATTCTTTTAATTTTGCTTTTACTGCTTCAAGTAATGCACTTTGCCCTTTATCCTTATTCTCTATAGCTTCCATTACTTGTTCATCTATTGTACCTTTACAGATTAGATGATGGATAATAACAGTTTCCCTTTGACCCTGTCTATAAAGCCTTGCATTAGCTTGTTGATACAGTTCTAAGCTCCAAGTTAATCCAAACCAAACAATTATACTTCCACCTGATTGTAAATTAAGTCCATGTCCTGTACTTGCTGGATGACAAAGTAATAATTGTATTCTTCCATTATTCCAATCATATATATCTTTTGAGTTTTCTATTGTTCTTGGTTTCAAACTCTTAAACTCTTTCATTAAACGATTATAATCATGTTTATAGTTATAAAAAACTATAATAGGCTTACCATTTGAAACATCTATAATTTCTTTTAAAGCTTCTAATTTTTCTCTATGGAGTTCCTTTACATTTTTATCATTATCATAAATTGCTCCATTAGCTAATTGTAAAAGTTTATTTGCTGCTACAGCTGCTGATGAAGCTGTTATTATATCTCTATCTAATTCTAATATCTTCTCTTTTTCTAATTCTTTGTAATATTTAAGTATTTTACTATCAAGGTGTATTTCAATTTTATTATCTATTTTTCTAGGCATATTCAAATAATCTTCTGCTTTTAAGCTTATACAAATATCTTTTATTTTATTATGTATTGCATTTTCTGCTCCATTTTTAGGTTGCCAATTATATATAGCTCCTGTTTGATAATTTTTTTGTCCTGGCTCAAAGTATCGTTCTTTATATCCTGTAATAGTTTTACCTAGTCTTTCACCTCTATCAAGTAAGTACATCTGTGCCCATAAGTCTATTAAACTATTTGGTGTTGGTGTACCAGTAAGCCCAACTACTCTTTTAGTTAAAGGCAATACTTTCTTTAAACTTTTAAATCGTTGTGCTTTATTTGATTTAAAAGAACTAAGTTCATCTATCACAACCATATCAAATGGCCATTTTCTTTTATAAAAATCCACTATCCAGGGTACCATTTCTCTATTTATTATATAAATATCTGAGTCTGTACTTAAAGCTCTCACTCTATCTAATTTACTACCAAGAACTTTAGATACTTTTAGATGCTTTAGATGTTCCCATTTTTTTACTTCACTACTCCAGGTATCTCTTGCAACTCTTAAAGGTGCTATAACTAAAACTTTTGATATATCAAAGTAATCATACATTAATTCACTTATAGCTGTTAGAGTACAGACTGTTTTACCTAATCCCATATCTAATAGTAAACCTATATTATTATTATCTATAGTTTTTCTAATTGTGTATTCTTGGTATGGATGTGGTTTAAATTCCATCCCTTAACCTCCTTGATAAAATCATCTATCTCTTTTAATGTGCTTACACACTTAACTTTAAATCCTAATTCTCTTAATTCTCGCATTTTATATTGTTGAAGCTTCCTTAGTTTTTTACCTGGTGCTTTAAGTTCTACAAATATAACATGTCCTTCTGGTAATAAGACAATCCTATCTGGCACACCTGCCTCACCTGGTGAAATAAACTTCATAGCCTTTCCACCTAACAACTCAATCTCTTTTTTAAGTCTTTTTTCTATTTTTGATTCTAACAAAATATCACTTCCTTAAAATTTAAGTGTCAACAATGTCAACAGATTTTCTATATATATGTATATATACATATTAGGCATACATATGTATATACGTATATGCCTAATATTACTTATACTACTTTATACTTAATTTTTGTTGACATTGTTGACATTAATACCTCAAACATTGTAATTACTGCATCTTAGGTGTCAACATAAGCGTCAACAAAGCCATTTTTTTTGTTGACATTGTTGACACTTTTAAAATTTTCAAATTTACTCTGTTTTTAATTCTGTTGACACTAACTTTTACGTACATAAGCTCTCTGCCTACCATATATTTTCCCAAACCTTAAATTTCCATTATATGATATCCAATCATCTAATCCTTTTAATATATCATTAATTTCTCTTGATAAGATAGGCGTGAGTTGTTTAGGTTCTCCATTAAATAGCTCAACCCATATCTCCATAACACACGTTTTTTCTCTTAATATTGTTCCTTCTTTTAAATCACCAAAATCTGAACCATGAATATATTCTCTCTTTTCTGAAATACTTAAATCATACCAATTCTCAGTAATAGGTTTATTTAGATACTCTTCGATAATTCCAGATTTAGCATTTTCTTCTGAGTGAGTTCTTTGTTGTCTTTCAGCTTCTTTTTTCTCCTCATCTGATAGATATAGCTGTTCATTGGCTTTACATAATTCTACTGCTTCTGCCCAAATTTGATTTCTTTCATTATCAAGTTGACCATTAAATATACTCTTGTTAACCTTCTTTACTCCTGTATCTATTGGCCAAAACCTTCTATTCCCGGTCTTATCTCTTAAAAATTCTTTATCATTAGTTGTTCCTATAACTACACATTGACGTAAAAACCTTGATGTTCTCTTCCCATATGCGACCCTATATATATCCTCTGATTTGCTTAGAAAATGCTTAACTGCCTCAATATCTGCTTTTTTAGTAGCCATCATTTCACCCATTTCCAGCAACCATACTCCTTGTAATTGTTCATACGCTTCTTTACCTTGTACAGTAGTTAAACTATCAGAATACCAGTCTCCACCAAGTTTTTTAATAAAAGTACTTTTTCCCATTCCTTGAGGACCAGATAAAACCATCATATTATCAAACTTTATTCCTGGATTAAATACTCTTGCTACTGCTGCTACTAAAACTTTTCTTATTATAGTCCTTGTATAGTGGTTATCTTCTGCACCTAAATAGTCAATTAAAAGTGTATCCACTCTCTTAATGCCATCCCACTTTAAAGAATTTAAATAATCTTTTATAGGATGAAAAGTATTATTTTCAAAAGCAATTATTAGAGCATCATTTACTTTTGATGGTGATGAGATATTGTAAATTGTTTCTATATGATGTCTAAGCCCAGAATCATCACTATCATTCCAATCATTTAATTTATCATCTTTTCTCCAAGGTAACTTACCTAAAACGACAGCTCTATTTGAAAATTCATTATAAGCTATTTTTCCTTTCAAATATGGGTCATTTTCTATAAACATTAAGATATTGTTTGTTGTTTTCTTATAACTTCCCTTATTGTCATAATCTAACCTAGTTAACCATTCATCATCTTCAAAATCTATATCACCAAAATCATCCTTAGCTTTATCAAGGTTTTCTCTTCCTATAGTCTTTCGTACTTTAGTGTCACTGCTTGCAAATTCGCTCATTCGAGTAAATGAAGGTAATCTATTTACAGGCGTTTCGGGTTTAGCATCTTCATCAAGTTCACCAAATTTATGTATCCTAACTAAATCAAAAGCATTGCATAAAATTCCGCTTGCTGGGTCTGTACCATGATGACTATATGAAAACTTGTCATCATAAATAACTACTCCACCACTTGTACTACCTTCTGAATATGTATACCTGGTTTCATCAATACCAGGAATATATACTTCATTTAAGAAATTTTCTATAGTTTCTTTTATACTATAGGACCTGCAAAATGCACCTATAATTCCAGCCTTTTCAATAGGGTCTTGTTGTTTTTTTAATTGTGTATTAAACTTTTGCCTCTCCCTCGAACTTTCTGGCCAATAGCTTACATCTGTCCAGTCTAAATATAAATCTAGTATTTCATTTGGGTTTAAAAACTCTCCATCTTGAAATTTAAATATATAGTCTCCATCAATTGAAGTACTTGGAAAATACATAAGTCTATGAGGTTGATATGTAGTATCATCAAACATATCTATTCCTATAGTATCTGCTATCATCCTGGAAATTGCTTGATATTCTTCTGGTAGTACTGGTCTAGTTAAAGGTATTACAAGTCTATATCTGGGATTATTCTCAGTATGTGAGTGCGTAGAATACATAAGACAAGCATAATCATTTAATAATGTTATATCCTCCCATATATCTTTATTCGCATAATCTATATCTAAAGTTATAATACTTCTATTTGCAATATTCTCTGCTTTTCGTCTTCCATTTTTTAAGCTTCCACCTACAAATCCACCAACATCTTTAACTCTATCTTTTTCAGTCTTTGACATCTTCCTATATTCTGTATATGTTTCTTGAGTTCTTAATGTTTTACTTAATCTATTTACAAGTTCGGACCATAAAATACTTTTATTTTTCCAATGTGTTTCTAATTTATTTTTTCCTATGGCCAGCATGAGTTGGCCATCATGTCTTACATTTATGTGTTCAATTTCACTGGCCTTTATATCCATAAATCAATCACCTAGTCTTTCTTATAATAATCACATTCATATCCATCTGCTTTAAGAGGAAGACCTTTAGCCCAAGATATTTCTTTTCCCATAATACTGTTAACTTCTTCTAAAGAACCTCCTTTTTTATCTACATCAATTACAAGCTCATCATGTACATGCATTACAATGCTATAACCTGCATCTGTCACATTAAACATAGCCTCTCTTAAGCAATCTCTAGCTGTAGCTTGAACAATATTCTCAACTAACTTAGGTCCATAAGTATCTATTCTTTTCCATTGTTTACTTGTCTGTTCCATACCTTCATATGTTATCTTATCCCCACTAAATGTAGTATGAGGCTCTATCTTAGGTCTTAGATATGATAATCTTCTACCACTTGGTAGTTCTATAAATAAAACTCCTGGATTATAAATAAATTTAATCCCATGTTGGAGTTTTACTATAGTCCTATCTTTTATGGCTTTTTTAGCTGCCTTATCTACATCCCACCAAAATTTAGTTATATTTGGATTAGCATTTCTCCATGTTGTTACAAGAGGTTGAAGCTCCTCTTCATCAAGACCCATTTTTATAGCCCCCATTGATGTTAAAGCTCCTATGCTTCCCCCATATCCAAGAGCTAGCTCTGAAATCTTACCTTTTTGTCTAAGTGGGTCACCTTTTTTAATACTTTCTATTGGAACTTTAAACATATGACTAGCACTAGCTTCATATATTTTCCCGTGAGAATTAAATACATCTAATCTCCACTTCTCACCAGCGAACCAAGCTATAACCCTAGCTTCTATTGCACTAAAATCTGATACTATAAATCTATGACCTTCACTTGGTATAAAAGCTGTCCTTATCAATTGACTTAAGACATCTGGTACACTATCATATAAAAGCTCTATTAAATCAAAATCTCCTTCTTTTAATAGGTTTCTAGCTAGGTCTAAATCCTCTATATGATTTTGTGGTAAATTCTGTACTTGTACTAATCTTCCTGCCCATCTACCAGTCCTATTAGCCCCATAAAACTGTAGTAGACCTCTTACTCTATTGTCATTACCTTTAGCTAATTTCATAGCCTCATATTTCTTTATAGAAGTTTTGGACATTAATTTTCTAAGTTCTAAAATTCTAACTACATTTTCATCATCAACTTGTTTTAATATTTCTGGAATACTTTCTTTTGTTAGGCTTGTAATCTCAAAGCCAACTTTATCACTTAACCATTTTTTTAATTGAGCTGGACTATTTGGATTATTTAGACCAGTTATTTTAATTGCTTCTTTTGTAAGTTTTTCAGTATATCTTTTATCACATTCTATTGCATTCTCTATTAACTCTGTATCAACTTTAATACCAGTATCATTAATTCTCTGGTCTAAATACCATAATTTAATTTCTCTTTCGGTAGTCTTATACTTACTAAGTTTGTTTCTTATTTCTCTTTCAACTACAACATCTTGTTTACAATATTCTTTAAATTTATTCCATTTTTCCATATCATGTATTGGTAAATTTCTAGTTCTTCCCTTGTTAACTTTTGTAGCCTTACAAGGTTTACAGAAATATTGTATTAATGCTTTACCTTCTTTCATTTTCTGTTTATCTTCATTAAACTTTAAAGCCTTAGACACACTATCTAAACTTCCTGGAAGTCCTAGTGTTAACGCCTTTATCATTGTACATGACCACTCATTTGGTTTTAAATTAATATTTAAAAATTTACTTATTGCTGTTCTTTCAAAATTAGCATTAAATGCTGATTTTATAACTTTATTATCATTTAAAGCTTCTATTACTTCTTTTGGTAACTCTTCATCATTTACTAAATCAATAACTTTTACTTCTTCATTATCAAAAGCATAGGCAAATAACAGTATCTCAAAATTAGCAGAGTCTACATATCTGTAGACTCCAACTTTTTTTATATCTAAATCACTATATGTTTCTATATCAATTGATAAGGTCCTCATTAACTTAAGAAGTCCTCTTCTTCATCTTCATATTCAAAGTCATCTGAGAAATCTGCTTCTGCACTAGCTCTAGCTCCTCCAAGTACTTCTCCATCTGCTAACTTTTGAACATTTTGTAAGCCACAACCTATTCCTTTATTTCCTGCACTATTATATGGGAAAAAGTTTATACTAACTCTTCCATAACAACCACTATATACCTCTGTATTATCTAATATTTCATTTAAGTCTTTATCAACTATTCCTGGCTTTTGAGTACTATTTGCATTTAAAAAATACATTCCTACATATTCCTCTGCTTCATCAGCTCTTTCTGCATCTCCATCACGAAGAGGTGTTTTTAAATTACCTGGTAATTTTCCACCCCATTTAGAAGTTTTACCTTGTTCTTTAGCTGCATCAATAGCCTTCTTTATTCTTCCTAAAGTCATCTTATCTGATTTTGGTATTAAAATACAAACTGAATACTTGGGCTCTGCACCTTCTACCATTGCTCTGCTTTTAAAGATATTGCAATAACTTAATCTTACCTTTCCTGTTACTACCTTTGTTGATTGTACTGAATTACTCATAATTTTCTTCCTCCTAATATTTTTATATTTGGTATATTGATTTTATATTTGAAGTTATTTCTCCAAATTTATCTAAATCTCTAACTTGCTTACTAAACAATTTAATTCTTCCACAAATAACTGTTGAAGAAACATTTAATAACTCTCCTATATCAGATATCTTTTTATCTTGTAAAATCCAATCTACTATTTTATCAATATCTTTTAAATATGACTTTCTTGCAATTTTTCTTATATAATCAACATCATAGTTAAATTGAATTTCATAAAATCCATGTATATCTTTTAATGGTCTTTTACTATCTTCAAATACACTTACATCTAAACCTTCTATAGAGTTTCTATAATGTTTTTCGCCATAACGCAAAGCTTTAAACATTTCTATTCTTATGTAAGAAACAGCCACTGTAGAAAACTTGCCTCTGTTACTATCATAATTTAATGCTGCTTTATATAACCCAATACATCCTTCTTGATAAAACTCTTCATATAAGTATGGATGTTGCTCTACATAAGACTTAAAAAATCTATTTATACTAAAATGTACAAGATTCAAATTATTTTCAACTAGTTTAGTTATTTCTTGATTACTCATAAAATTATATCCCCTTTTAAATCTTTTTATAGCTACTAGGAATTAAATATTTTTAATTATCCTTTGCTCTTACTGATACAAAGCATACTGGACTAACTTTTATATGTTCTGGTATATACACTCTATCAAGATGATTGTCATTTACTTCGAGGAAAGTTGACATCACTTTATCTTTTATTAAACTTTCTCTTTTAAAATCCATCACTATAACTTTTGCATTTTCTTCAGTTGAGTTATATTCTGTAATATTTAGTCTCTTTAACATATCTAGTAAATTATCTTTTTCATAATCTAAATCTTTTTCGATACTCTTTTTTCTATCCTTTAAATCTAAAATTATACTTATGCTTTCATCTAATTTATCTTTTATACCTGCATCTAATGGCATGTAATATCCCCCATTTATATTTCAAAATCTTTTTTCGCTGAATCTATACTATTAATTTCTGACCTTTTATCACTTTCTACTACTAAAGTAGCTTTTCCAACTGGTTTTATAATTAAATCACTTAGTAGTTTAGCAAAACTCTTTTTACCTATAGCTTTCTCCATATCACTAATTCCTTTTAAGGTCCTTGGCTTATAAATTTTTTCTTCATCATAATCTGAATTTAATAAAACCTTAGCAACTTCTTGCTCATCTACATACTTTCTATTACTTCTGCCTTCTACAAGCTTATATCCTGGATATTTAACACCATGCTTTTCAGCTTGTTCTAGTGCATAATTTTGAACATCCTTTAACCAATCTTGTATATTCTTAGCAAAACCTAAAATATCTGCTATCTCATATTTATTAAGAGCAAATGTGTCAGCAAAATCATATTTTCTAGCTAGTTTAAGGTTATCCTCAGCTCTTTTTCTGCAATCATTTTTAGCTCTACAAAATCCACAATGACTACCACTTACAAACGCTCCTTCACCATTAAAAGCCATTTGAGCCTTCTTCTTAACATTATCTGCCCATGTAAGTAATTTAGTAACTTCTATTTCTTCACTTGATATGTTATCAAGTCTAGGTTGAATTATTGTTGTTTTAATTAAATCAATATCGTATAGCATTTCAAACTGATTATATGCCCCTAAACCATATAGTCTAAGTTGAGGATTCTCTATAGCTGAAACTTCTAAACCTTTTCCATACTTTAGGTCTATAACTTGAAGTATACCATCAGATATTACAACAACGTCTCCTGTTCCAAATCCTTCTGGAACCCACTCACTAAAATCGAGTCTTTCTTCTAACATCACTATTACATCATCACATATAGCTTTACTATCATTTACTAATTCAACTACATTCTCAACATAAGATTGTATATAGTCCTCCATTTCAGAGTTATAATACTCACTTTTCTGTATCTTTTTAATTCTTGCATTATATGCCTTTTTACTTATTTTTTCATACTCTAGCATTAATTTAACTTCTGCTAATTCATGTGCAACTGTTCCTTCTTCTGCATATATACTAGTTGATGGTGGATAGTTTTCTTCTAATTTTATACTAGGAGTGCAGTGAAGCCATCTATGGGCTCCACTTGCACTAAGTCTTGCATGTTGTAATGGCATTTATGTACCCCCTATAAACTTTCTAATTTGTTCATAAAAGCTGAATAATCTTCTTCTTTTACTTCACTTAACTTACTAGCTCCAAACTCACCAAATAACTCCTTAAGCTTATCCTTCTTACCTGCCTTACTTACTTGTGCTGCCTTAGTTCTTACCTCTTCTTTTGTGTATTTAACTTCACTAGTTGTATTTTCATTATTCTTTTCTATTTCTTCCTTTGCTTCTGCTATTTCTTCTTTAACGTCTTCTTTTACTTCTACCTTTTTAATCTTTTCAGCTTTTTTAACTTCAACTTTCTTCTCTTCTTTCATATCTGTTATATTTATAGGTTCTATCTGCATTGCTTTTCCTAGATTAAGACCTCCTAAAGCATTCGCCACTACTAATAGTGCATTTGTAAATTCTGGTGCTTCTACTTTAACTTTTACATTTACATTCACTTCAACCATTTTAAATCTCTCCTTTTTGTGTTATACTTTACTTGTGTTATATTTTATTTTTTATTTTTTTGTGTGTTGGTTATTTTACCAACACTTTTTTATTTAATATTCCAACCGATATTTTCTTACCAGTTTTAATATCTTTAAATACTATATCTGCTATAACTTTTCCATCTTTTTTAAGAGTTACTACATTCTTATTATTAGTATCAAGACTCAGCAATTTCATCCCCCCTCTTTACTGCTTTTAAAAGTTCATCCAAATTTTTACCTTGATTTCTTTCAATAAAATCATCAACTTCATATCTTGAAATTTTTCTACCATCACCTCTAACTAGTGATTTTATCAAACCTGTGCTTACTAACCTACGCATAAAAGCTGTATCTAACTTTAAAATTCCCCTTGCTTCTTCTACTGTTATTAGATAATTTGGATAACCTCTTTTTATTAAAACAACTATATCTTTAGGCTCCAGTACCTTTACCTTTTGTTCAATAGTTTGACTCTTAACTCTATCTGTCTCTTGTTTACTTATCTCTATTTCTATTAAGCTTTTTAAGCTATCACTAAATCTTTTAACTATTTCATTTGTGTTATCCATTTTTTAATCCCCTCATTATTATCAAAATATTCTGTTTTTTATTTCCCAACTAATTCATCTAAGGTAACATCTAAATAGCCAGCTATTTTTATTAATGTGCATATAGTTGGATTTTTAATATATCTAAAAGTTCCAAATTTTTCTCTATAAAGTAGATACTTTTATTTTTGTGGTGTTTTTTGTATGGGTTTATTAAGCTCTATCTTAAAAACATCACAATCTTTTATAGCTCTATAACCGTTTTCATTCAATAAATCTACTAATGTTGACTTCCCTCTTGGTAATTGTACACCCCCAACACATATAATCATATTTGCATCAAGCGCATCCATTAAATGTTTTATCTCTCTTTTACTTAATAAAGGTTTTAAGAATTCTTTTACTTCTTTTTTTTCTTTTACTCATGTTTTGTCCTCCCTATTTTCTCTAATTTAAAATTAAATTAATTGTATTTAATCTTTACTAGTAAAATACTTTTATTATTCATGTACTTCATAAAATAGTGTGTTTAACATATATAGCAAAGGACTATTTTTATCTATAACTAATTCTTCTTCATCTTTAATGTAAAATTTTATTAAGTCTTCATCTATACAATAAGTTATATAATTATCTTCGCCCATGCACATACCTACTTCTTTTTCTATCTTATTTTGGTCTGCTATTTTTATATCTGCTATTGTATCAAGAGTATCTACTATTTTATAAAATATCCTTTCTCTAGCACTCAATTCGTTACTTTCTTCTTTTATATAAGTAAGATATTTTATTAATTCATCTTCTTCTATATCACCAAAGAATTTTAACATAAACTTAAAAGTAAAATCATCAAAGAATTTTTCATCCATCTCTAAGTGTTCAAAATTCATTTTCTTATAATGCCATGCTACTTTTGATGCAATCTTATCCAATATGTTTTTATTATATTCTATATCTTTATCACTAAGTGAAATTCCACAATCAATACCTATTTTATTGTTAATGCTATTCATAACTTTCTTAAAATTATTTACCATTTCTAATTCCTTATCTGTTAAGTCTATCTCTCCATCAACTCCAATACTCACTATTCTATTATTTTCTTTCATTTTCTTATTCCTCCTATATTGTTTAATTTTATTAATAATATTAATTAGTTTTTTCCATAAAAACTCCATATTTAATAGCCATATCTTTTATTACAATTACATAACCTTCTATTAAATAATTTTGTTCTTGTATAACATCCAGGTAATTAAATTTTTCCCTTCTAGACTTGCATACACCTTTTTCTGCCATTTTACTTCTTCTATTATTTAATCTTCGCTTCAAGTCAACATTAAATCTTTTACAAAGAAGTTCATAACTTTCTTTTCTAAGAGTATTTATATATTCATTTCCACCTAAATTTTGTGCCATTGATACTATCAACTTGCGTGTTTCCTCTCTCCAATCAGTTGTATTCAATGTAACAACATCTTTTATGCTTTTTATTTCTTGTTTAGTTTCTGTTATATCTTGTTTTATTTGTTTTTGCTCTATTTCTTGTTTTGCTACAGTATCAAATATTTGCTTAAACAGTTGTAGTTCTGGACTTAATTGATTTGTAATTAAAGTATCTTTCTTTTTGTTAAAGTAAGACTCTTCTAAGTTATCAAACTGCTCCCAAGCTTTGTCAGTATCCAATATTTTGCAGTGTCTGTTTGCTCCTCTTTCAGTCCAAAGATAAAGTTTGTTTACATTAGGTGCAATTCTTATATCATATGAATCGCGTTTAAATGCCCTTAAATCATCACCTTGCAGACAAAAATAATGTTTACCTTCAATAAATCTCTCTTTATTATTATTGAAATTGTTACTTATATTTCTAATTTCAGTTTCATATACATCTGCTAATTGTTGTGTAGTTAGAACTCTCTCATTATTTCTTTCTATTACTTGTAAGTTATTCATGTTTATCTACCTCCTTTTTATAACTTCTATATTCTAATAACTCAAATTCCTTCCATAGTATATCTAATATAAATGAGTTCTTAGTTAACCCTAAGTATTTTGATTTTTTCGTTATTTCTTCATTTAATTTTTCTGGCATCCTAACAGTTATTCTCTTTTTATTTGAGTTCATTTTGCCGTCAACCCCTTTCTTGTTTTAATAATATCACGCCGTCTTTATGCCGTCAATATATTTTATAGATTTTCTATAAATTATTTTTATGATATAATTATGACATCATTTAGACTTTAAAAAGGAGGTATTATTATGTCAACTTCACTACCTAAATACACTTTAAGAATAAACAGAGTTCTGCTTGAAAAAATTAAATATATAGCTGAAAGCGAAGGTCGTTCTGCTAATAAGGAAATTGAACAAATAATAAAAAAACATATTGAAGATTATGAGCAAAGAAAAGGAGAAATTAAAATTAATATTGAAGAATAATTTATATACTCTTGCTAATCACTGATAATATGTACTCGTTTACTGACATACCTCTTTGATTAGCTTCTTCTTTACATTTATTGTATAATTCTTTCGTAATACTCAAGGTATACTTCTTTCTATTACTCAACCTTTAAATCACCTCTTTTTGAATATTCTGTATTTATTTTTCAAAGTACTAACCTAACATTGAAATTTGATAACTATACTCTTTTTCTATATCTGGTAATATGTTATTTGTTTTCAATAAGTCATATAAAAACAATCTTCCCTTTTGAGTCCACTTAGTTGTCATTTTTACATCAGTCATTCCATTACTTCTAGTTATGTCTATTGTTTCTGAATGAGTGTATCCCTTCCCTTGATGTTGTTTATATAAAAGCCATTGTCCACTTTGTTTATATTGAATCCCTCTTTCATGAAGTATTTTATTCATTTCTTTTCCACTCATTCCATAGTCTTTTGCTATTTGAGTTATTGTGACAAGTCCTTTATTTTTTAATATCATATCTGTATAATCTGCCTTTGGTTTTAGTTCTTTTATTACTTGGTCTTTCATTTTACTTTCTAGTTGTAACTGCTCATTTACTTCTACTTGCTCTATAAGATGTTGTAACGCTTCTTTATATGTAGTTGGTAGTTTAGTTTGCAAATCTATCATATTATATGTCCCAGTACTACGTATACTTGGTAATATCTCATTAGTTACCCAACGTTTAAATAATTTTGCACTTGGCAACTTAGAACTTAATATTAAAGAATAAAGACCACTTTCATTAATTACTTTCATATTTTGATTACCACCAGGAGTCGGTATTTCACCTACTCCTTTATCTTCATCATCAACATGTCTTTTCAAAGCATCAGATGTATCTTTATATCCTAATTGTTCTGCAATATCTTTTCCAACAAACCAAAATTCTCCATTTAGTTCGATTACTCTTATTTCTCCAAAAGTCTTATTTTTGAATATTTGTAAATTATTCATAATTTCTTTCCTCCTTATGATTGTTTTTGTGAACAATAAATTTTAATTTATGTTAACCTTTTTTCTAAAAAAAGTTCATCCATTGTTTTATTTAAAATATAGCTAATCATTATCATTTCTTTTTCCGTAAAATTTCTTTTTCCATTTTCTTTTAGATTATATGTTGATTTTGCTATTCCTATCTTATATGCTAGTTCTTCTTGGGTATATCCTGCTTCTATTCGACCAGCTTTTAAACTTCTTTTCTTCATGTTCTTCACCTTCCAATGTTTTATTTTTGTGAACTTCATACTTTTATTATATTCACACAAACAAAACTTGTCAATACATAAGTTTATTTTTTTGTTAACTTTTTTATTTTTTTCTAAACATAAGTTTACGTTTCTGTAAACTTATAGTATCATTTAATTATTGGGAGGTGTTGTTTGTGGCAACTTTTGGAGAACGTTTCAAACAATTACGAGAAGAGAAAAAACTTACTCAAGATGAACTAGTTTCAAAATTCAATAAAGTTTACTTTACAAGTTTTAATAAATCAACAATATCGCAATATGAAAATAATAAAAGAAAACCAGAAATAAATATTCTAGAAAATTGGGCAGATTTTTTTGATGTATCAATTGATTATCTTTTGGGTAGAACTCTTGTTAGAAATCACATCGATACTGTAGCCGCACACAGAGTTAATCCTCACAAAGATTTACCAGAGGAAGCTCAAGAACAACTCAACGATTATATTGAATTTTTAATGAATAAATATAAAAAATAAGGATTGAATCTATGTTAATATTAAAAAAATTGAGAACTGAAAAAGGAATTTCTTTAGATAAATTAAGCACAGACTTAAATATAAATAAATCCACTTTATCCAGAATTGAAAATGGGTTAAGAGAACCAAAAGAATCATTTATTAAAGATTGCTCAGACTATTTTGGAGTATCTACAGATTACTTAATTGGAAAAATTAACATAGATGATTCAAATAAATTAACAAAATGCTTAAATTCAACTTTTCCAATAAGGTTAAAAGAATTAAGAAAGAAAAAAGAATTAACTCAAGCAGAATTATCAAAATTACTTAATTGTTCACTAAGCAAAATTGCTATGTTAGAAACTAGCAAAAGAGAACCTGTTAAAGAAGACTTGTTAAGAATTTCAGAATTTTTTAATGTGTCAGTTGATTATCTACTTGGTAAAACCTCAATTGAAAATTACATAACTACTGATGAAATATCCAAAATAATTAAATCTTATGAAAGTTTACCTAAAGAAGCGCAAGAACATATTAATAGCTACATAGAGTTTTTAGTTGATAGATATAAAAAATGAATATTTAGAGCAGTTCACTCCTGCTCTTTATATATAAAAAAGCAACACATACATTCTTTTTATAGGGGGATTTCAATGAACAAACTAGACGCACTTTTAGACTTAGCAAATAATGAAGAGATAGAAATTTACTACACTGACAAAATAGCAGATGACATAAAAGGATTGTATATAAACAGACAAGGACTAAAGATTATATCATTACTTAATTCATTAAAACAAAACAATGCTAAACTAATAGAAATCTTAGCAGAAGAATTAGGACATCATTTTACCAGTGTTGGGAACTATGTATCTTCAAAAAACAGTTACAAAAATAAAATCTTGATAGACAAAACTGAAAACAAAGCATTAAAATGGGCATGTGAATTTCTTATAACAGAAGAAGAAATAATACATGTTATTAATTCACACGCTACAAGTGTATACGAAATAGCTGAAGAATTACAAGTTAGCATCAACTTCTTACTAAAAAGATTAGAATTTCTATCAAAAAAGAAAAGCATGTTGGACTTAGGAAATAATAGATTTTTAGTATTAACTAATTTGCCAAATTTCTACATATATGAGGATATTTTTTAAACTCATTTATTCTACTTTTATAGATTTTTTACTTAATAAATATATATTTCAATATTATTATAATAAACTACACATAAAAGCTAAAAAATTGTAAGAATATTAAGAAAATAATTAAGTAAAAACCAGATAAACAAAATTAAGATAATATTGTACATAACAAAAGTATATAAAGAGCAGTTAATCTGCTCTTTTATATAAACACCAAACATACATACATTCTAAAAGGGAGAGATACTATTATGAAAGGTGGAGTAAGAAAAAGAAGCAACAAATGGTATTACTACTTTGACCTAGGCATAGTATCTGAATAAAGCAATATCAGCTTACCTTTTGGTACAAAAAATATTTCTTACTTAACAACACTCAAAAAAATTACCAAATAAATATAGAAAACTAAAATTAAGTATTTATAAAGTAAAACCATTATACACAGTAGTAATTTTGATGAGTAAACACATATTCCATATGTAATAAAGCTTGAAGTTAAAAGTGGAATAAATAAAATCTAGAAAAAATTTTTATTTTAAGTTAAGCTTATTATGGATAATAAAATTCTTGCAAATTTAGAATCAAATGATACAATAAGAATATAAAATACTTGTTTGAGAGGATTATTTTC